GCAAAAACTATTGGAAATCGTTTAAATCTATCTAAATCAACCTCTGGAGTAACGTGAGGAGGTATTTCTCCGCGTACATGAGTAAACACTGGGAAAGACTTATTTAGCATTTCTATAGAGCTTTTCTTGTGTAAATCACAATAAGGCAAAATACTAAAGCCTCTCTCGTCCTCGAAAGCTTCATCTATCACATAGACTAAAGGGTTGAGCGAGTTAGTAACTTCTTTTAAGGCTGTGAAAAACGTTTTATTCTTTTTCGTAGCCTCATGATTACCGTCATAGATAATCGTTTCTATATTACACCCCTTTACAAAGGTAAAATATAGTTCTAGTTCTTCTATTGTTGGTACTCTGTCGAATAGGTCGCCGCCAATAATATGCAAATCAGCATCGTCTTCCAAGATATGAATCTGGTGGAAGAATGAATCATAGCGAGCACGCGCCCAATTAATGGGCACGTTTTTCTGACCTAATTTAATATGCCAATCGGCAGAGAATAGAATTTTCATTAGGCAACATCCGCCAACTTAAAGGTATCTTTAGCGATAATAGAAGTAATAACATTATACCCATCAAATTCTTCAGGAGATTGTTTGTGGTTTTTAAAATCATTTATGCCAAAGTGCTTAGTATCCGTAAATTTAGGAGTAAGCTTTCTTTTTACTTTTTCTACGGTTTCTATTTTTCTATACATTAAACTAGACTGGCCTGCGGTTGGGATAGCATATAGGACAATTACTTCTGGATTATGATAAACGTAGTCTATAATAGCAAATCGAGCGCTATTATAGATAAACTGCGCTCTATTCTGACTTATATCATAGTCTCTCCATTTTATGTAAATATCCCCTTCTTCACTTTCAAGTTCAGGATTTTGATCACTATCGGGCTGCCATCTATTATCGTGCATTACCCAAACAGTTTTATATCCTACTAACTTGTAGTCCTCGTTTCTCTCTTTCCAATCTTTAGCAACGTTTTTTGATTTTTGTACTTCAATAATTAATTTCAATTCTTCAAGCACAATATCTGCCTGGCGATACTTTTTATATCCTCCAGGTGTTTGAATACGTTTTTCTGTGCTTACAGCGTACCCTTGATTTTCAAAAGCTCTTGCTAGATGATTCTGAGTATCATTATGCCAGTTTTTATAATTAATGTCAGTTATCTTTTTGTTAATTATCATGCAACATCAAACTCATCTTCAATACTTTCATCAGTATTAGAGTCTGCTCCAGCTCCGCCTACCATAATTCTCTCAAGAAGTTCTTTTTGAGCATCTGGAGTAGGTCGGGTCAGAAGCTCGTCAATAGGAGTAGCAGCCGCTACAACTTCTTTCTCGTCGTCTGTTAGGGGGCGAATAGCTTTCTGACACTTTAAGGTTTGAAGAGTGTACTCAACATTGTATACGTTAGGCCCAGTCTTAACACGCTTAAAGTGAATGTCCCAACCTGCTTCAATGTCAGTAGGATCGCCCAAATCTTCAGCGGCTACAAGAATCTGATCCATCAATTTTTTCTTTAGATTAAATACTTTAGCTTTACCATCAGCAGGATCTATACACTGCACAGAGTAAGACCAGCCACACTTCAAATCGGGAAAGAATTCACGAACCCAATCTTTTTCTTGGTTTACAAAAGCTTCTTTTTCTCGGTCAAAAGATAAGCACTCCATAGGAATGTTTTTATCGTTTTCGCCTCTTACCCAGTAGATATATCGAGGTAGAAGATCTCCGAAAAGACGAACACAGTTGTCTCCGTTTTTATAAGTGTACTGCTCTAAAGAGCTTTTCTTAGCTCCCCCAGCGGATGAAGTAAATTTAATACCCATAGTTTTTCCTTTTAATGCGTGACTTCTTCCCAGCAGAAGTATATAGTATCTTCTACTCGGGTAAGTAGTCTGTGGTTGTCAATAAGTTCAGCAGAAACAGGCGATAATAGCATGTCTAAGCTGCGTTTTCCTGTGGCTTGATATTCAGCATAGCTGCGAAAACTAGCGAGTGCCACATACTGTGCTAGTTCCGTGTCACCATACGTTCTACGATTGGTGATAATCTTTTCTGGATGCAATAGAAAGCTATCGCCTGACCAGTCTTTCTGAGCCAAGCTATAAATAGAGTCAGACCGATTTCTCGGTAAAGTGGGGTATGTTATATACGCGATTAATGTAACTATATCAGAAGATTTTCCTTCTGTATACCGATACATTTTTGCCCAATTATAAAAAATCACTATTATTTCTCGAAGTCAGACCGTATATTATACAGGAAACATCTTCTTTTGTCAAGAATTATTTTTCTTACATGTCTTTAAAGAATACATCATATTGTTGTTGTAGATAATGTCCTAAGCGTAATTTTGCTTGCTTCTCAGCAGTCTTGCCTTTTAGGTTTATGTCTACAACTACAGGGTCTTTCTTTCCTGAATATTCTCTAATAACTCGTCCTACTAACTGAGTTAAGAGAGGTCTGTTGTTCACTGGAGTGGCGAGTATTAGACAGCTAAGCGGATTAACACTAATACCTTCTGAGAAAATACTTTGAGTCCCTAAAAGAATGTCTACCTTTCCACTTTGAACTCGTTCTATTTTCTTATCTCTCTCAGCGAGAGGCACCTCTCCAGTAATCAATTCACAATGTTCTCCTAAAGTTTCTTTCACTCTTTTCAGAAAATATACTCTATCTGAAAGAAGTAACACTTTATGACCCTTTTTCCTGTATGCTGCTGCCAAAAAACATATAAGTTTTCCGTACTCTTCTTGGCTTACCAAATCATTAATTCGATTAGCCCAAGGTATTTTAGCACCATCCATAAAACGTATTTTAGTTTGAATTATGTCTATAGAGGGTTGCATGTAGTTTTCTTTGGGCGGAGTAAATCTCTTATGTCCAAAGTAGTCAGGCATCATTACATGCCTCCCATCTTTTCTTTCCACCGTACCGGATAAGCCTATTTTATATCGAGCGTAGCTAGAGTCTACTAGTCGATTAAATGTATTTGCTGGTATATGGTGACACTCATCTACAATTAGCGTTCCGAAAGTTTTAGTAATCTGTTCTTTGATTTTATACAAAGTCTGCACATTACCGACAACGATCGGAGCACTAATATTGTATTTTCCTGACCCTATAACACCAGGATCTATGCCAAAGACTTTTCTTATTTCCTTCTCCCACTGAGTTCTTAGTGCTACAGTGTGTGTAATGATTAGAGTCTTTTGCTTTAGCTTTCCGGCGATTGCGAGCGCTGTGAAAGTCTTCCCCCAAGATACAAAAGCATTGATAACAGCATTGTCGTCAAGCTGGTCATAGACTTCTTTCTGGCTTTTTCTGAGGTCAAACTTAAACTCAGGAAAGTCTACAGGAACTTCTATTCTTTTATCTTTGATTTCATATCCTGGAGGAATAAGATCGGTTCTTCCAACAGGTATAGATATAAGATTGCTCTTTATTTTCCTCAAATTCTTTATATACTGAGGAGGAACATCTCTTCTATAGCTCTCTATTTTATATGTGAGTGCCTTATCAATATCCGCGAAGGCGGAAGGCTCTATGTCCATATAAATTCTGTTGGAAATGACCGCTTTCAAGTTTTAGTCCACATCTCGTCTTTTAACTTTCTTTCTTGTCTTTCTTTTCTTAGGGATACTTGAAAGTTTTCTACGTCAACTAATCTTCGTTGTAGCATTTCTACCCTACTTAGTAGTTGATCGAACTTACGTTCTAAGCTCTCCATTTCTATATTGCTTTTCATTGTACACCTTCTTTGTATTTTTGTACCAAGTAGTTTTTTACAAAATCACTCCTTACAATGTCATTAATCCCAAATTCAATAAAATCAAACTCATCCATATTTTTTATAATTTGTATAAAGTCTTTTAAACCACTATTTCGTAAATCTGTTTGGAAAAAGTCTCCACAAAAGATAATTCTACAGTTTTGCCCGACTCTTGTAATAATGCTATCAAGTTCATGAAAAGTCATATTCTGACATTCATCCACGATTACAACTGAATCGGAAAAAGTAGTTCCACGAATATAAGAAGTGGTTAAAAAATTTATAATCCCCTTCTGTTTCATCTGTCCGTAAGGATTGTCTCCTCTAGAAAATAACTCTGACATAATACTAACATAAGGATTTTCATAGACTTTAGACTTTTCATCTTCTGTTCCTGGAAGAAACCCCATCTCTCTAGTAGGTACGGCACTCCGAACCAGTAGAATTTTATTATATAAGTCTTTTTGTAGATCATCTAAAGCAAGATACAGAGAGATATAAGTTTTCCCAGTTCCTGCACATCCATGAAGCATTAAATGCTTATCAGACTCAAATACATCTAACTGACTCTTTGTCAGCGGTTCAATTTCTTTTAAGTAAAAATTAAGGCTGGACAGTACGTCCTTTTTCCTTCTTGGCATTAAATTTTCCTTTTTGCATTTGGTTCCCTATTTTCAGAGAAACTATACAATAGCCAGGGGTGCTCATCTATATAAAGAATTTGCGCCCACTCTTTTCCTAAAGGAGGTCTACTAATCGCGAACGGAAAGTTTACCTCACTAACCCAAACAATAGTGTGAGTATCTTTTAACTCTTTTTTCTTTATCTTTCGACTTATGAGAGTTGCAAACTTTGTTTTTTCATAAGAGAAAGGATTACCCTCGTTATCTATAAGATAGGGAGGGTTTTCCTTTATAAGGTCTAAAAATGTCTCATAAGTTTTAGATAGCTTCTTTAGCTTGTGTGGCGTTTGAAGCCTTCTTTTTCCTATAGTATCTCCAGACTGGTTTTTATCGTCTACTACTAGCTCGTCCAAAAGAAGAAGTCCGTCTCTCAGGTAAAAATCTTCACTAGGAAGCGCATACACGGGAAATTTTATTCTTCTCAGTATCTCCTTAAACGTTAAAGAGATAACCATATTTTTTCTCGAACTTGCCCATAGAGTAGTCCTCTCCAACTTCAAAATCACACCCTATAGGAGCACCGGAAATATAAATACCCCTGTCTTTTTGAATCTCTTGCCTAAGAATTTCTGAGTATTCATCGATTTCATCCAAAGGTACTTCTGCGAGAACAGAGTCGTGTACCAGAGCGAAAATTTTACTTTTCATTCCTTTCTGCTTTATGCGAGAATGAGCTTCTGTAGCACCGATAAGATTAATATCCGAAGCGGCAGATTGCACCAAGAAATTAAGTCCTGAGCGAACAGCATGACCCTGTACTCCTTTATTATCAGAGTTTACGTCGGGTAAAAGTCTTCTTCTACCAAAGTGTGAATACGTCCGTCCTCTGTCGATTATAAGTTTTTTCTGAGTTTCAATCCACTCTTCGAGTTTCCAGAAAGCACCAAAGTATTCTTTGATAATCTGTCGAGCTTGTTCAACGGAAAGCTTTCCACCATCTTTCGTAACCTGTTCAGCAATCTTATTTGGACCTGCTCCATACATAATGCCGAAAGTTACTGCTTTTGCAGCTTGTCTATAGGTTGTGTACTTTTCCGCTACTTCCTCGATTGGACAATCTAAACGAAACACCTTGTGAGCAATCGTAGAGTGAAAGTTTCCTCCAGAACGGAATACGTCTTGGAGTTCGAGGTCATCGGAAAGTACCGCGGCCACATATACTTCGGCAGTAGTTAAATCCATTGCAACAATCTTGTGGCCTTCCGAAGCTCTGATACAACCTTTAACGATTGGATCGTCACGAGGTATTTGTTGCATATTCAGTTTACCGCTCGAAGAGAGGCGTCCTGAAGTCGTTCCATGCAAGTTGAAATTGGTCCGTAAGTGACCGTCCCTATCAAGCTGAGGAATAATCTTATCAAGATATGTATTCTTAATTTTAGTCTTTTTACGAACATCAAGAATAAGGCGAGGAATCTCATGCTGAAGTGAGAGCTTTTCCAGTACTTCAGAGTTTGTTGAGTGTTCTCCTTTTTCAGTTTTAATTCCTGTAGGGTTAAGACCGATATAGTCGAATAACAACTTACGAAGCTGCAATACACTATTCGGATTAAACTCTTTACCTTCATTAGCTTGAAATGCTTTTACAGCAGAATTTTCCTGCAAACTGTTTACTGCTGTATTAATTTCTTCCAACATTAAATCTTGACCTACAATTAAGCGGTCTTTACAAAAAGGAACTCCGTTATCCTGAACATCCATAAGAAACCTACATGCAGGCAGGAGTATATTCTTATAGACTTTCATTAGGCCTGCGTTTCCTTTCTTTAAAGCTCTTTCAAACTTCTCAAAAAGAATAAAAGTAACAGCGGCATCTATGGCAGCGTAGTCTTTCATTATATCAAAAGGAATCCACTCCCACTTGAAATCGTCTTTCAATACGTTACGCTGTTTTCTAAACTCATCCATCCAAGCATACATAGGCTTTTCGTAGTCACCATAATCTGTATGTTTCATGGCAAGCATTTTGAGCCCATGAGTTCCTGGATTTTCGTTTATCATATAGTGCATAAGCATTGTGTCTTCGAAGTTTGGAATCGTTACATTGAAATGAAACTCAAACATCGGTATGTCAAACTTTGCATTATGAAACACCATTCTTTTCTTGTCAAAGAGCTCTTGCATTTTTTCTTCAGCTCGTTCGTCTAAACAGTCGGCATTGATATATGCTCCTGAGTCGTGCTCGTAAGAAAGGCTAATACCTAGAATATGTCCGTTACGAGGATATAGCCCTGTAGTTTCAGAGTCAATTCCTACAAAATCATACGGAGAATCAATGCACCGTTGGATATATTCTATAGCCTCTTCCGTATCTTCAATACCTAAAAACCTATCTCCGCTAATCTCAGCTTTCTTTTTCTCCCCAGAAATATACCCGAGAATATTATTTTTAGCTGAATCCCACACTTGCTTTGCTTCAGGCTTGAAAGCTGCCATTGTAGGATTAATTGTAGGAAGAAACTTATCGTCTACTATCGTTCCGGCATACTGCATAACTTGAGTTACTTTAGTGTAAAACTTTAACGGTTCCGAGCCTACGAGAATAACCCACTTATAAGCATCAGGATTAAACTCTATATCTACATCTTTCTTTAACACTTTAGAGAGAGTAGAGTCAGAGGTTAGGGAAAAACGATCAAACTCAAACTCATTATCAAATAAGCGAATATAATCATTTTTACTAGGTTTTGTTTCGATTAAGGCTATTTCAGCCATATAGTTTTCTCCGTAATTCTGTAACTTCCGTCTGTGTTAGATCTCCAGGATCTCCTGATGGCAGCTTCACTGCCCTTACTGGAAAGTTTCCTGCAATCTTTTTAATTTGTTTTACCGCTTCATTGCCTGCTTTATCTGCGTCAAAAATAATATCAAGAGCACTTACCCCTGATATTTTTAGATTGTTTAGTTTTTCTTCGTTAAAATTCTTTGCTCCAAAACAACAAACGGCATTATCTAATCCTTTATCATGTAAGTTAAGCATATCATATATACCTTCTACTAGAATAGCTCGGCCCTGCAGTGGCCTAACCTGTGGGAATAAGGGTAGTTTCACTCCACTAGGGTAGAACATATACTTATTATCTAATGTTCCTGTATCATCTCTACCCTGAAAAACCACTATTCTGCCACTAGGTTCTCTGATAGGGAAATTTATTCTGCCTATGAACTGTTTGGCATTGTGTCTAAATGCTTCGAATTTTCTATATGTCTCTGGAGAGATGTTTCTGTAATTTCCTATATACGGTTGATATCCGTCTGGCATGGATAATCCAATACTCGAAGAACGAATAGTCGTCATCAACCTTCTTAGCTTTTCTCTTCTTAGTTCTAGCTCACTATAGTCTACGTTGTAGTGGCTAAATAAACTTCCTTTATATCCGCAAGAGAAACAATGAAAGATCCCTAGAACTTTATCAATTCGCATACTAGGATTACCATCATCGTGTTCAGGATTTAAACATCTAATGAGAATATCCTGACCAGCTAAACGGTAATAAATACCTCTCTCTTCTAATAAATCAATTACTGCACTCACCAGTGATGCACCACGCCAGACATAATAAAGAAACAAGTAATAAAATTTACTCCTACAATTAGAGTTCTTAGTAATGTAATATAATTATCATAGGGCTCGGTTTTATCGTCAGAATACCCTCCTAAAGCATAAGTCCAAATAGTCCAAAGTTTTTTCATTATAACCCCGTAAATTCTGTGGGAGAATCGTCAATATCTTCATCTTCATCTTTAGGTATTTGACCAGGCTCAGGACCAATCTTTAAGCTAGTCCAGTCCATCTGAGAAGTAAAACTACGTTCCTCCGCATTTCTCATTTTAGCACAATTAAAACTTATTATGTTTCCTTCTTTATTATGGTTATCTAAAACATAAGCGGCATCCATAGAATCTAGGATGCCCTTTGAAAATCTCGCCTCTCCTGTACTGTCTATTTGATATGCACTTACCATAAGTACATCATATGCTTGAGCATACTCTTTTAGAGCTTTACTTACTTCTATTTGCTCAGTCCAATCATATTGACCCATACGAGGATTAAAGTTAGCGCTTCTCTTAACTTGATTAATGTAATCGACTATTACCATTTTAGGTTTTAGTCGGTTAATCTTTTTATCAAGCTCTGCTCTAATATTACCCAAAGTAAGAGAAGGACTATATATAATATCTAGTTGAGTCTCTCTCAAAGGGTGGCGAGATAAATCTAGGTGAAAAGCATCGAAGTCTCTAGTTTGTAAGTATTTTTGAAATACTCGCTCTCCATCCTCGTATCTTTTACTCCACCATTCAGCTACAGATTTCCATTCACCTATAGAAAGATTTCTTTTTCTAAGAGCTTCTTGAGGGACTCCCGTCGCAATAGAACAGCACCTCTGTAGTATTTCTCTGCCGGTCATTTCTATGGTGAAATACATGACAGAATTACCACTCTCGTAAGTATTGACTGCTAGATTAGCACAAGTGAAAGATTTACCCTTACCTTTAGGAGCGCCTATAGCAATATACTGTTTAGGCCCAAAAGTTTGAAGTCTATCAAACTCATGATGCAGCCCTAAAGATATATAGTTCTCTAAGGATTCTTTAGGTTCAAATAACGGCATTTTTTGCATATTTTCATCTACAGGTTTAAGGTCTACTTTTTGTTCAATATCTAAAACCATTTCTTGCAAATACTGTAAATTCTCCTCAGCAGCTTCTGTGGCTATAGTATTTGTAAGAAATTTTTCTAGGCCGTCCATTATTTCTATCTGAACGTATTCGTTTTTTAAGTATTCTAGTAAATTGTTCGCTTCTATCTCTAAGTCTTCAATTTTTTCTAAAGACATTAGTTTATTACGAACAGACGAGTCTCTAGCTTCTAGCTTGATATCGTCGAAGGTGGGGAGTCGATTGTATTCTTGAACAAATTTATCAATATATGTCCAGACACTCTCATACTCAGACGGAAAATAGTTTTTCTGGCAATTAGACCAAGTTTCTATATCGCTTTCTGCGATAATAGTCTTGAGTAAGGTTGATGCCAGATTCAATTACTTTCTCCATAGGATATTTTTAGCGATAAAAAGCCAGAGCGGAGCCGAAGCCCCGCCCCAGCCAGGGGGAACTAAGG